GATAACAAGGGTAATCAAATTTGGCTTGTGGGTGTGAGCCCCCGTGGAACGGGTAATTTTACTCTCCTTCGGCCTACGGCCTCGGGTCCGTTTGATAACATTTCGGGTTACGATACGGGTGAGAGTGCTGGTCGAATTGACATCGACCTTGTTGAGCCGGGTAAGATTTCGTACACCGCTCTTATTGCGAATCATGTTATTAACCCCGGCCCTCAGTTTAGCCCACCACCCCCGGCGTGGCATACGTTTACGGGGCAGCTCCAGAAGATTTAAAGGTAACACAATTTGCCGAGGCCGGGGGCTAACAACCTCCGGCCTTTGGCCGTCTCGGGATAAGGAGATCAAGTGTGGCGAAGAAGTTTACCGCAGAGGAGGTAATCAATCTTTACAAGGAAGGTTGGAGCCACGTTGAAGTGGCAGCCTACCTCGAAATGACCAAGCGGCAATTTGAGAAGAAGTATCAGACTGACCCGTATTTCCGCCAGCTTGTAGAGATGGGCGGTGATTTGGCTGAAGCGTGGAATGTCCGCGAAGGCCGTGTCAACTTGAACAACAAGGACTACAACACAACGTTGTACAAAGCACGGATGGGTCATTTCTTCGGATGGGCCGACAAGATTGACCAGAATACAAAGCAGCTTTCTGTCAGCGCCACAATGACCAAGGAAGATGTGTTAAAGAAGATTCACGAGTATATGCCTGAGTTAATTGGCGCTTTGCCGCAGTCCTCGGACAATCGGCTTACGATTGAAGGGGAGGTGAGCAACAATGGCGACGAGTAAACTGGGGCTTGATAACTCTTTTGTTTTCAGTGCAGATGATGAGATTGATCTTAACCGCACTTTCTCTACCGATGATAGTGACGACGAAGTTACTCGGCTGGTGGAGTTGCTGGAAACATTGGAAGCGAAGAAAGAAGCCGAAAAGCTGAGTGGTTGGGTGAGGTGGTTTACTCCCGGTACTCCGTACGGGATTGAGAATCTGCCGAAGCATTACGCTTTCTTCTCGGCCAGTAAGCTCTACCAAGAGACATACTTCTCAGCCGCGAACCGGGTGGGCAAAAGCTACGCAGGTGCTTACCAGACCGCGTGTCACGCCTTGGGTGAGTATGCCCCTTGGTGGCCCGGTAGAAAGTTCGACAAGCCTGTGGACATGTGGGTTGTTGGTGACAACAAAGAAACCTGTCGAGACATCATCCAGAAAATCCTTATCGGAGATGTCGGTAAGATCGGCACAGGTATGATTCCCGCCGATCGGATTGAGAAGGTGGTTTATCGCCCCAACTCCGGTGGCGCCGTTGACTACGTTCTTGTCAAATCAGCCTTTGGCGGTCTTTCCCGAATCGGCTTTAAGTCATCCGAACAGGGTATCGTGTCGTTCTACGGTACGGAAAAGGATGTTATCTGGATGGACGAGCTTCCTCCAGCAGACATTTACTCGGAGTGCTACCTCCGAACGATGACCACCAACGGCATCATGTACGTCACCGCCACCCCTCTGGCTGGTCTTACTCCTCTTGTCCTGTCTTTCTACAACAATGCTGAGTTCCTACCCAAAGGGTCGGAGATTCCGGGCATTGTGAAGCTCTCTCGTGAAGATGCCGAGGAGCGGGACAAGGAACGACTGCGAAAAGGTGAGATCGACTCCATCGAAAAGTCGTCGGAAACATCCAAAGCGGTGATTATTGCTGGGTGGGATGACGCTCCGTGGCTGACCGAAGACGCCAAGAAGCGTATGTTGGACGCCACCCCCTCTCATTTGAAGGAATCTCGCTCAAAGGGCCTTCCTTCGATGGGTTCGGGTACGATTTTCACTATCCCGCTTGAAGAAATTCTTGTCAAAGACTTCGATATTCCAAAACACTGGAAGAAAATCGCTGGTATGGACGTGGGTTGGAACAACACCGCGTGCATTTGGCTGGCTGAAAACCCCGATACCAAGGAAGTGTTCGCTTATTCCGAGTACAAAAGGGGCCAAGCGGAGCCAATTGTCCACGCTCAAGCTGTAAAAGGCCGTGGTGACTGGATTCCAGTGGCAATCGACCCAGCTTCCCGAGGAAGATCGCAGGTAGATGGCAAACAACTCTTCAATCTCTACCGAGATTTGGGAGTTAAACTGTTTCCAGCAGACAATGCTGTGGAATCTGGCATTTACGCCTTGCAAGAGATGTTGGCTACAGGTCGATTGAAGTTCTTCCGCAGCCTTTCCGAGCTTTCCAAAGAGTATGTGGTCTACCGAAGGGACCAGAAGGGCCGTGTCATCAAAGAGAACGACCACTTAATCGACGCACTACGTTATTGCAGTGCAGCATTGAAGCATGCCAAACAACCCCCAATCCCACGAAACCCATCTTCTTTTACCGGAGCCTCGGGTAAGACATACGATGTGTAATTGCAAAGGAGTGCAAGTAAACAACCATGATTGAGCAACAGCCTGTAGATGCAGTCATCGTTGCCGAGATCGAACTTAGCCCCGAAGAGATGATGCGGATTCAAGAGGAAGCGGAAGCCATCGATAACCAACGCCGTCAACTCCTTGACGGCTTGGCTCATTCCATCGAAGATAAATGGAAACGAGCTTCATCTGACCGCAACATGAAAGAGGAAGAGTGGCGACGAGCCATGCGCCTCCTTCTCGGGAACAAGAGTTCGAGTCGAGGCAGTGCCCTCAACACACAAACTACCACTGAATCCAGCCGAGCACGACCGGATCACAACCTAGTGTCAGAAAAGTGCAAGATTGCTGAGGCTCAAATCTGGAGCCAGCAGTTTTCCGGGGGTGATAAGAACTGGGACATCAAACCTAGTCCCCGACCTGACGTAGATCCAGCACTCGCGGCTCAAGCATCCAGAGCCCTTGAACAAGAAATCTACGATCAGCTCTCGGCCACTAAGTACGGACCCAAGGCTCGCCAAGCGATCTCGGACATGGTTCGCCTTGGCACGGGTATTCTCAAAGGTCCAGTCCCCAGCCTCAAGCCCAAGCGTGTGTATCAATCCACGCAAGCGCCTGATGGTACTCTTGTAGCGATTCCCACCTACGAGACGATCCCCGCTCCCGAAGTTTACCGTGTTGATCCGTGGATGTTCTATCCGGATACCACGGTCAACGACATTTGTGATGCGGAGTGGGCTCTCGAAATCCACCCGATGTCCAAGACCCAGTTCGGTAAGCTGGCTACGTCCGAAGGTTTCTTCGATGACGTTATCCGCGAGCTTCTCCTTAATGGACCGGATGAGTACAACGGGGAGTTCTTCTCGGATGTTCGTGCCCAGACTGATTCAGGGGACAACTATCTCAAGCACAAGTACGTCGTCATCGAGTACAACGGACCCGTGTCCGTGGAGCAAGCCAACGCACTTGGCCTACAACCCACCTACGACAGCCTTGGCAACTCTTACATGGGCGAGGTGTGGGTGTGTAACGGTCGGGTTATCCGAGCCTCTCTGGAGGCCATTGAGGGGGCTTACGAGCTGCCTTACATGGCGTGTGTGTGGGAGAAAGACCCGAACAGTCCGTTCGGATTCGGTCTCCCCATCGAGATGGAAGATAGCCAGCGTATCCACACATCTACTCTGCACATGATTCTTGACAATGCAAGTATCTCGTCGGGTCCGATGGTCGTATTCAATAAGGAATACGTGGAGCCGGTAGATGGTAAGTGGGAGCTAGCCCCCCACAAGCTGTGGAATGTCACTGACTCCACCCTTGTGAATGTGGATAAAGCGTGGCAGCAGTTCCTTCCCGCTAACGTCACCCCTTCCCTGATGCCTCTTCTCCAGCTTGCTCAGCAATGGGCACAGGAAGAGTCAGGTATCAACCTGATTGCAGGCGGGATGGGTGGTGCTCAAGTGGGTGGTGACTCGGCCACGGGTATGGCGATTCTCCAGCAGGCAGCTACGATTGTCACTGACATGAAGGCTGAAAGCTGGGATGACTACATCACCCAGAAGCTGATTGATCGGTTGTACCATTGGAACATCCAGTACAACCTGCGGCCTGAGTTTGCCAACTTCGACTTTGAGGTGGACGTTCGTAGTTCCACGGAACTTCGTAACAAGCAAATCCAGATTGCTAACCTTGAGAAGCTGTCGGTTGAAGCAGCCCAGAACCCTGAGCTGGCTGATCACGTGGACCAGAGTAGCTTGACCCGTGCCCGCCTTACGATGATGCGCCTACCTGAGATGGGGATTATTCGTACCCCGGAGCAAGTGGAACAGATTCGACAAGAACGTGCCCAGCAGCCTCAGCCCCCTGATCCGAACCAAGTTAAGCTGGAAATTGAGCGTAGTCGTGTTGAAATGGAACGAGAGCGTCTGGCATTCGAGCGAGAGAAGTTCCAGTTTGAAAGCACCAAGCAACTTCAACAGCTTCGTCTTGAAGAGATGGTCCAGCTTGAGCAGATTGAGGCTCGTAAGATTGACGCCCAGAGTCGTGTCATTCAGGTCCAGAAAGAGGAGCGTATTGCCATGCTCCAGCTTGCAGCTCGCAGTGAAGCTGATCGAGCCAAAATTCTTGCTCAGCTTGAAAAACAAAACACGGATAAGGAAACCGAAAGGTTCCTTGCCGGGGTTCAAGCAGCTGAAGGTGCAGCAGAACGAGCACTCATGCGCGAGGAAATGCAGCTCAAGGCTCAAACAGGATCGGGTGTTTAAATGAGTAAAGAGATCGAAGGTCATTATGTTGACCCTGATAGCGGCACCTTCCGGTGGATTAAGAAGCTACTGGAAGAACACGAGAAGCAAGTTACTGGCGCCATCTTTCGAGCTGGCGATCAGTCCGAGACCGACAAGTTGAGAGGTCGGTACGAGGAAATCAATCGTCTCAAGAAGGCTCTTGAGACAGCGTACTAAACCCCCTCTCAACCGTCCACAAGCCGCCTATTATGGCCGCTAACTAAAAAGGATCACAAGAAAGATGAGTGACACACTTGACAACCAGACTGAACAGCAGTACAATCAGCCCCAATCACCGGAAGAATCCAATACGGAACTTTCCCGTGAAGAACTTCAGAACCAGCTTACTGAAAAGTATCAGCAGGTTCTACTTTCCAACAACCTTGAAGAGATCACCAAGGTTGAAGAAGAGTTGCAGAAGTTCCTCAACAGTGGTAGTGGGGTTGAAAGTAGCGCCAAGGTAGGTGAGCCGGAGGTTCCTCCCGCGAATACCGAAGCGAACCAATCCACGACGACTCCAGCGGAAGGTGGTACTAGCGCTAAGGAAGGCGCAACTTCCCAGCAACAGTCGAGTAACCCGAACGAGGACTGGCTCAACTCCCTTGACCCGTCTGTCCGTAAGATTGTCGAGGATAAACTCGAAACCGAGCGTAAAGCTCGGGAGTATCACGAACAGCGGTATCGTTCAGAAGTTGGTCGTCAGACTGCCTTCCAGAAGAAGTACGAAGAAGAGCGGAAAGCCCGCGAACAACTTGAGCTGAAGCTCCGCGATGGAGCGGTTAGCCAGCCGTCGAACCCGACCGCTACTACGGCTAACGCGCAGACCGCATCAGCTAAGGTTCAAGCCTTGACAGATCAGATCAATCGTCTCCGAGCAAGTGATCCGGAGCTAGCATCTGTTCTAGAAGTCTCCCGAGACGCACTCATATGTCTGCCGTGGAAGAGCTTAAAGAGAAGCTGGCGAAGCAAGAGTTCGAGATGGTTGTTCAGAGTGAACGAGCCCGTCTTGAGCAACTTGCCCCCGGCTCTTTGCAAGTGATTGACTACGTTGACCCGAAGACGGGTTGGAGTCCGTGGAATGAGTTTCTTGGCTCACTCCCGCCAACTCTTCAACAGGCGGCAAACGATGCGAATGCCGATACCTATGCTTTCCTGATGCAACACTACGGTCAGTGGGCAGAACGGTACAACGCAGCCCACGGCTATGTCCAGCAGCCGCAAACCCAACAGCCCGTCGCTCAGCACCACGAAGTTGATCCTCGTGCGGCTCAAGTTCAGCAAGCGCGTCAAGCCAAGCTGACTACGAGTGCTGCCCAGCCGGCTCGAAGTGCACCTCCCCCCGGCCACAAGCCGTCGCTCGAAGAGCGGATCAAGAATCCGCCTCCTCCGGGCACCCCTGAGTTTGATGCGTTCCTCGAAGAGATGGATCGTGCCATTGCACAGGGTAAGCTGAAACTCTAATACAAATTCCATCTATCAAGGAGGATAGACACTAATGTCTTACAATCAAGGTTTTCTGGCCTACGATAGCGCCAGTATCACCCAGCGCGTTGCTATCTACGCCGTTCCGAATGCTCTTGTCAACGCTGAGCCGTGGTTGGTTCTCGACAAGCTGCCCGGTATTACCCGTACCCCTCTGCCCGCCAACAAGTCCGATACGCTGGTTTGGAAGCGTATGCGTGAGATCGAGGTTGACACCAACACTCTGGTTGAGGGTGTGACCCCGGCTGCTGAGAACTTCCAGCAGGAGACTGTGACCGACAAGGTTGACCAGTACGGCAAGATCATCCGCGTCACCGACAAGATGTACAACTTCCACTCGGACGTTGGCTTCAAGGAGATCGGTGCCGAGCTTGGTAAGGCCATGGGCACCCAGAAGGAACTCATCAACTGGCAGACGGTTCGTGGTGGTTCGCAGGTTATTTACACCGGCACCGCTACCACCCGCGCCACGGTCGAAGACGTTCTGCTGCTTGAGCACGTCCGCACTGCTACCAACGTGCTGCGTAACAACCACGGCAAGTACATGACCAGCATGATCCGTGCTGGTACGGGTCAGGCCACTGAGCCTGTGCAGGCTGGTTACATCGCCGTTACCCACTCCGACATGGACGCCGATCTGCGTGATCTGGACAAGTTCATTGAGAGCCAGCGTTACGGTTCGGGTACGCTCTTGAACGAGTACGAAATCGGTGCTTGCGAAGGTATCCGCTTCTGCCTGACTCCGCACCTTGAGCCGTTCTGGGGTGCTGGTAGCTCGACCATCACGGGTGTTCGTTCTCGTGACGGCGCTGCCGTTGACGTGTACCCGGTCGTTGTGATGGCTGAGAACTTCTGGGGCACCACGGAGTTCAAGACCCGCAACTCGTTCAAGCTGGACGTGAATCCCCCGGGCTCGCTGAAGAGCGAAACCGACCCGCTGGGTCAGCGTGGTTTTGCATCGTATGTCTTCTGGTACTGTGCGACCCGCCTGAACGAGCGTTGGGGCGTCCGCATTGAGTCGGCGGCTTCCGAATAATCCAACCGACCAATAATTAAGGAGGACATACAAAATGGCTATTTATACCTCGGGGCTGCTTAACAACGGCGGTCTCCCCGTCTCCGGTGCTACCGAAGGCGCGGTCTCTTCGCACACCGCGAAGATCGTTATCCCGGCTGGCGTTGCTGCGGCTAATGCGGACATCTTCCGCTTTATGCGTGTTGACCCGACCCGTGCTCGTATCATCCGCGTTCGTTTCGAGAACGATCAGCTTGATTCCTCGACGGGTATCACCGCTACTGGTGGTGTGACGGCTCTCCGTGCAGTCCGCGATCCGCGTAAGGCGTTCAATGCTTCGACCAATCCGTACATCACTGGTTCGCTTTCTGCTGATCGTTCGGTGTCGTTCATCGCTGCGGCTACGATGCAGACCAACCTGCGCGCAGCGGGGCGTTCCATCGCCAACGAAGTGCCCGCGGGTGCCAAGCTGGCTGAGCTGGATGGTGTGTACGATCTGGGCTTTGCAATCACCGCAGCTCCCACCACGGCTGTTACCACTGCCCGTGAGCTGATCGTCACGATTGAGTACACGGCTCCGTCGCGCACTCTGGGCGAGTTCTCCGGTGCTAATGTCTATGACTATCAGGACAACAGCTCCGGCATCTAACGGAGTAACACCTCGCCACAAGGACTAGTGGCAACCCATAAGACGAGGGGAGGGGGAGGCTAATCACCTTCCCTTCCCCTTTTCTTTTTCAATCGGGCCAAATCCGGCCTCGTTTCCCAAAAGGAGATCACACGTATGAGTACCAACAAGACTGTAAACCTGAACGGCAAGACCTTGGCTGAGCTGAAGAAGATGGCTCAGGCCATCAACATCTCGGGTCGTCCCAACTGGGGTGAAGAAGATTACCGACGAGCTATCGTCAACCGCCAGAAGAACAAGGTGGTGGCTAGTGTAGTCAACGACATGACTACCCCCATCCTTCCGGGCTTCGCCCGCATTTCTCTTGCAGAGACGGATCAGAATGGTAACGACACCCCCGTTCAGTGTCTTGTCAACAAGTTCGCAACGATCATCCCGCGTGGTGTGATCGTGGATGTCCCCACGGAGATCGTGGACGGTGCTCTCAATGATTGCACTGATTACATCACCAAGGATGTGACTGATCCACAGACGGGCATCGAGTCGCAGGTTCGTGTTGAGATCAAGTCGATTGCTTTCCGAGAGTACAACCGTAACCCCGGCCCTTCGGTCATTCAGTCGCTTGTCAGCGCAGACCGGATGTCAGTGCGTAACCAGTACCGTGCTCTGTACGGCCGCTGGCCGAACCGTAAGCAAGAGGCTGACTTCGGAGCCAAGCTCCGCGAGAAGCTCGGTGACGCTCGCCTTGATGCGTTCATCGAAGCTCAGCGTGAGCGGGAGAAGGAGAAGGCCAAGCTCGAAGTGGAAGCCGCTATGGTCCACATGGACAACGTAGACGCTCCCCGTAAGCCCGGTCGTCCCAAGAAGGTGAAGCTTAGCTCGGAATCTGAAGACTAATAACTAGGAGGATAAAGAGAGGCAATGGCAACCTATATCGAACTCGTAAACAAAACAATCAGAAATGCCGGTGTGGAGTTGGACGAGTTGACTTCAGGTAACTTTGCCTCTCCCTCCGACCCCATGTACGTTCGCTTCAAAGAGTGGGTGGCCGATGCTTGGTTTGATGAGCAACTCTCCCGAAAGGATTGGGAGTTCACTCAGAAGATCGGACAGATGGACATTCGTCCCCGTATTCTTATCAAGGACGGTGATCGAGCAACAGCCCCTCCGGTAGACTCTGTCTTTGAAGGGGACACCAGCAACTTGGAGATCACGGTCAAGGCCGTGACTCTCCTCTCAGGCTCGTGGTCAGCAGGAACAGCAGAGGCTATCCTTGACCTAGACAGCCTTACCTCAAACAACTATGTGTTCGGTGAGACGTTCGATGAGAGTGATCCCACCCCCGCTAACGTAGATGTGTTCAAGATCAAGTGGTACGGTACGTATGACCTTATCACCGATACAACCGACTCCTACGAAGTCAACAAGAGTTCATTCTACATCCTTGACCCGGAGACGGGAGCAGATCGTAGGTGTCTCCGGTGGGTGTCCTACGAAGAGTTCCAAAACCTTGCCAACCAACACGTCGGCTACTTCGGTGTTCCGGTGGCTATCACCGAGACACCTGACGGTACGTATGACCTGTACCCCCGCCCCAACAAGCAATACCGGATCACGTACACGTACACCACCGTCCCCCAGCTTCTTGATGATGAGACGGATGAACCCGTAGCTCCGGTCGAGTACCACGATGTTATTGTGTGGCGGGCCTTGATGAACTACGCAGACTACGATGAAAAGCCCCAAGTGTTCGCTCGTGCCGAGCGTCGGTACAATCTGTACAAGAACCGGCTTAACGTCAACAAACTTCCTGAATTGAAATGGGGTGCTAACCGATATGACGAGTGTCAATTCTAAGGTCAACCCTCCGGTAGAACTGGAGAACGATGGGATCACCCTTAACTCCGGTCTTGATCTGGTGTCCTCCAATCTTATGGTGGACAAAGGTGCCCTTCGGGATTGCAACAACTTCGAGGTAGTGGATCGACTCGGCTATCAAACGGTAGCAGGGTTCGATCGCTTTGATGGATCACTGAGCCCGGATCAAGTTGAGTTCTGGGCTTTCTCGTACACAGGGCTGGGTTCTGCTGATCCCGGTGAGATCATCGCTGACACAGGCATTAGCCCCCAGACACGCTTTGGTGTGTGTGTGGCTACCCGTGTGGTGGGCGGTGTCAATTGGATGATCTATGCTCGGTACAACTCCGACGCTATCGTCCCCCCGGGACGTACCCTTGTACCTGTTGTAACGGGAGCGGTCCTTTCGTTCACCTCTTCTTCTACGGCTGTACGGTACACGGAGTCCCCGGCTCTTACCGCGAACTCTACCGCAGCTACTATCTTCCAAGAGTACCAGACTTGGAATGCTGTTCTCCGTAGCCGTGTTGATGCGCTTCCTTCCCAACCTATTGGACTT